CTCTTCCTTGGGAGGCTTCCCAGCCTCTCAGATAGGACCTTACGGTCCTATCCCCACCCCATGGCAGCGCAAGCCTCTGAACGAGGACTTACGCAAAGCCAGACCATATCAGGTCTGGCGACCATGTGGTCCGTTCCCCTCGACTTACAAGAGGTTTGGCCTTGTAGCCAACCTTAAAGCGAGGATCAACGACGATGCACCTCACAAAGGCTGCAACGTCGTGTTCGCACAAAGCTGCGAATGGGTCAACGGTCATGTCTTGTGACCGTGACACATCACAGCGAAGAAGCCATAGATCAAGGCCGGCAATAGCCGGTCTTGGGGCTTTCCGGGTTCGCGGCACCAAACGCAACCGGGGGTTATCCCCGGTTACTAGTGCCGTCGGGTCGGATGGATCGATTCCACCCCAAAGGAACTTTGGGATGTACTCTTTCCACTTCACCCAGAAATGATAAGCTTCTTCCGTAAGGAAGAAGCCCCATCCTCTGCCGTCCCACTCAAGGAGGGCGTTAAGATGGTTTATCATATCGGGCAATGTGCGAACAGCCCTTTTTACATAAAAGGGCGTGACGTCGACCCCTTTCCAGCTATGGAGACCGCACGACTCGCGGAATGATCCGCGATAGTGCGTCTTCTTCAGGTTCATGGTGAACCCGAAGAAATGAAACACCCTGCTCAGACGAGGAACAATCCCCACCGGAGCAATGATATCGTCTCCATAGACGGAAATACGACCCCTAACGCCAGAGAGGTGACAAACCACGCGCGTGAGCGCATAGAAAATCAACGACTCCAACTCGAATGTAAATCCATTTCCCATCGACGAGAACATCTCAAGTTCATGAGTGTCGCCGTCAATGATAGTGGATTTCACTCTGAGGTCGTCTAGCAGCGAAAACCAATCGTAAGGGAGAAGTCTCTCGACTAGCACCTTACTGATTGAATCGCTTGCACTGGACAGATCGATAGTGGCAAGTTTCCGAGCCACCGCGGTCCTAGCCAGCTCCCGGTTGATGGTCTGATCGTTAAGATCAATACCAAAAACCTTGAGTCTCCGGCGAATGTGGTTACCCACAGAACGCTGGAGAAGCATATTGCACTCGGGTTCCTTTGCAGCAACCCGGTCAATGCTAGAGGTCTTCGGAACGGTGAAGAGCACAGAGCTCTCCATCAGTGACAAAGTCTGACTGCTTAGCCGCGTTCCTGAGAAGGCGGCGAGCCAGTGTTTTATCGCTGATGAGGAGATGTGTCCTTCGCCCATGAGCTTGAAAAGAGCCGCGGAGGGTGACTTCCGGACTCTTGTACTCGCCCCATTAGTGTGACATCCATCCTGGATAACAGATGGATACTCCAATGGACCGAGAACCCTTGCAATCAACTCCCGTGCCCTCTCTACGAGGGTGTCAGAGTTGACCCAACCCAAGTCGGTATCACCGATAAAAAGTCGAGGGTTGGTCTGCAAGTTCCGCTGCTCCGTAGCCATCCACTTACGAATGGCTGCGCTGCGCCGCTCATCGGCGGGAGTCGTCGTGGGGTCCGAATACTTCGAGAGCATCTCTGCTTTCTGGTACCGAACCTTAAACGACGCCTGATCCATTCCATCAATCAGCTGTGATAGCTCATTGAGGAATCGATCGCCGACAACTGGTGGGATGGTCGTCTCGACACGTGAACGTGATCGATTCAACTTTCGCACGGATACCTCCTGTATGGATGGTCGGTTGTTACCTCTCACGTCGCCCCAACCGGATGATCCGGATGAGACGGGGAACATAGGGCAGGATTGCCCTAAGGAGAGGTCCGAGAGCACTAATCCATCTCATAGCGCATAACCCCTTCGAAGGGGACTTCGCCATAGATGGATTGAGAAATCCGGCTGAAGTCTTCCTCTTGCCGGTTCGGTTGGCACGCCGAAAGCGCACCAACCGAAGCGAGAAGGAGGAGAACTCTCACCAGATTCCCTCGAGTTTCGTCAGAGAACCGTCAACGACGGTCTGAGACGACGCCAGCGCGTTGGCAAACATGCCGACGGCGTTCTTGCGCTCCTGTTCGGTCGACGTGTCGTCGAACCGGAAGGTAGCGTCAATGAACCCAACTCGGGGTACCTTCGGAACCGCCACCCCGTTGATGGTCTCCGTGACCAGGACGGGGCAGGCAAGAGTGACTCGGGTGTAGAACCTCGAGCCGCTCTTGCGAGTGCGGATGACGAGCGATTGCTCGCCAATCGGCACGGATGCGGCCTCCACGAAGGTGGCAGCACCCGGGACGATGCTCCGGGGCGCAAAGACATGCGCCACGGGGGTGGACTCACGGTCGTTGACCGTGATGCTCGCAGCTTGGGCCAATGTTTGGCTCACTTGATTCTGGCAGCGATAAGCGCAAGCGCACTCGTTGCCTGGTTGAGGTTTAACCGCAAATCCAGAGATGGATAAGCGATCGCTGGAGCACCGAGATAAACCCGATGCATCGAGACACAACGGATGTTGTGCTTCGCGAAACCAGGTTTAACGACCTGCACCGGATAGCCGTTGGAAACGCCTATACGGTGAAGCCGCTTAACAACGTAGAAGTTGTTGTTAAGAAACTTGGTTTCGTACCCGGAGTGATAATCGAGACCCAAGGGCCTCGCCAAGCTCCTAAGAAAATTGCCGACCCCAAGAAACCAGTCTGCCACGAATGACAGAGTGGTCATCTCCCACGCCAAAGACAGAACATCGGTTAGACCGAGCTGCCACAAGCGGAAGGAGTCAGGGTTGACAATCTTGAAGTGGTATCCCACTTCAACTCCGCGGCTAACCGTCCCTTCGAAGGATCGTTCAGCAACGGAAGTCGTAGGAAGCTTGAAGGTGCTGTCGAATGCAACACCCTTAGCATGGCAAAGGGGCTGGTCCATACCATTCTTGATGATACGGATCAGAGAGTCGATATCAGACATGAGGGGTTTAATCCCATACTGATACCGGAGCCACTCGTTGCCGAGTGACACTCTACGACCACGACCTTTGACAATCGAAGCTATGTCGCCGAGGAGACCGGACACCGTGCGAACGGTATCTTTAATCTCTCCGGCAAACGTAGCTAAGTTGAAGTCATTGGTACGGATGGCCTCCAAAGCACGAGAACGTGCAAGAGAGGTTACCGCGGACGGTATAGAAGGACGCCTGTTAGAGCATCCGTAACCATACAGTCCTCTGTCGTCGTACCCTTCAGATTCCACAGTCACTGTGCGCCAATCGGGTGAGTAGTCATACTCACGGTAGATTGCCGTCGCAGGAACTGAGGAGCCATGAGAGAAGAACGCCTCATATTCCGTAGGGAATATGTAGGTGCCGTTAGCCTGCCTTGGAGTCGCAATCGGATCACTCCGCTGCGACGACAGGATAACAGGATTGAGAGTCTGGCGAGCCTTCACCGAACCGTCCCAATAGGTGGTTTCCACCCGAGGTTGGGTAAAGTGATGGACATCGCGCATTCTCAACTCCTCCTCTAACTCCGGTTAGAGAGCTAGCCCCCCATAATGGGG